TGAAGAAATGCGTGAGCTTCGTATAGCTCGTCGTCAATGGATGGATCCCGATAGAAAGGAAAAAGTTATGGGTGCAGTCAAAAAGATGATTATGGACTACGATTACATGGACTCCAAGATGATACTTGGGGCTTTATCTGGTTCTTCTAACAGTAAACTATTGGGCTTCGGTGACGCAAGTTACGCTGATTTAGAAAACGTCCTTGGACCTCCGACCATAAAACAAGACCGTAGGTTCAATGGTTACGGTGTCAAAGACTTTAACGATAAAGTTCAGCGATTAGTCTGGTCTTGGACGGTTCGAGTTGCATGGGGCATTAAGTGGAGTGATGACGCTGTAATCGTTATTCACGATCGAGATAGCTCTGTAAAAGATATGGAAGACCTAAAGCACTGGCACGTTACTGGTGACAGAAGAGGTTGGGAGCGATTAAATTCAGGCTTGATAATGGACGATTATTGTGTCAAACTAATAGGTGCATAGAAAACCTATGTGAATCCTCCCTTAGACTTGCTGGCGGCTTATTAGTCGCCAGCACTTTCATCTATTATTCTATAATATGATGTGTTATAATATAGTAAAGTTTTAGAAAGAATGTCATTTATACGCGAGGAGGTGTCAAATGACAACGCCAGAAAGTCATAAATCAGTAGCTATTGAGCTACCAACATACAAAGTCTTAAAAACGGTTGCGGAACGAGAGTTTCGTACCCCCTCTAAACAGATCGCTTATATGCTCCATAAGCATTACCCCGACCTGTTTCAAAACCTAGAAGAGATTGAAGAGGATAATTCTCTAAAGTCTGTTCGTCATGCTCTTATAGCAGATGATACACGTTCTATGTATAGGACGTGGCAACTTTTGATTTGTTTGTGGAAAAATAGAGAGCTTGGTTCTCTTTCTATACAACAAATTGTAACTGCTATGAATTATAAATTTCGTAATACTGATAGTGTAGTTTCTAAACCTGTTTCATCAGGTCTTGTTGAAAGAACACCAGACAACTGTTATAAATTATCAGAGTTCGGAAGATTTGTTGCTAAAGATTTAAGTGATACGGTTCCGATACGTTTAACAGATGTGATATTAAACCAGTATCGTCAAAAATATGGAAGAATGATTCATGTCTAGTGTGCCTTATAAACAAGGGGCTGCTGATCGTTATTATGGTCGAAAGTACCAACCTAGAATGAGTGAAGAAGAATATAAGCGAGGTTGGAACGAAGAACAAGACCGCAAAGATTGGGGCGACGGACAGTTCGCTCCACAACAAGCGGATAGAAATTGAGGGGGCAAACAAATCTCCTTTCTGGGCGACGAGCAGTGAGTTTATCGACGTCCTAGTGAAAACACTTTCTTACTTTTTTTGCGTTTGGGGAGTAAGTATGAGTAATTCTCGAACAGCTACTGCACAGAAGATAACATTACAGAAAATTATGGGTCTTTATCCATAACCTTTCATAAAGAAATGTTTTCTCAGCTGTTTACTCTAAAGTGTGGAAGCGGAACACAAGGCCACAGCTGTCTAAGTATCTTTACCCTCAGTGAGTCTGATAGAGATACAAAGATCTAAAGCTCAGTTTGCCTTAAACATGCACGGGCGAAGCTGTGGAATACTTACCCGATTATTTTGTTATATATTGATTTTAATTGATCTCTTATACTAATATAGTAAATAGAAAGTAGAAAGGTTTACAAAATGGGTAATTCTGCTGGTCTTAGCAAAAGCTATAAAAAGTTTCTCGATGATCTTCGCGAAAGCGGCGAAACGAATATGTTCGGTGCTACCGCGTATATCATGGAAGAGTTTGGGCTAACAAGACATTCTGCTACAGAAGTCGTAAACACATGGATGAAGGAGTTTAGGAAAGATGACTGAGTTACCTCAATCTTGGCGAGAAAAGATCGCCGATAGGCAGTGGTATCCAAGCGGTATCCCTTATCAAGTGCAAGAAGATGGTTTTATCTACGGAGAGTTTCATCGTGTAGAGTATGCTATCCTTTTTGCTAAAGCCCTTACTAAAGCAAAAATATCACCGCCTCCAGAAGCGCAGACTGGTCGTCCTACTGGTGTAAGCATTTGGGGTCCAGATGGTTGGGTGGAGTATGAAGATGACTGACGATCTTCAAAAAATAAAAATTCACTCTTTGGCAAATCGAATAAAAGAGTTAACCTTTTGGGAGGTCGACGAGCTGGTAGAAGAACTGAAAAATATTTCGCCTACGTTCCCTGTACTCTTTCAATCAGCTTTATATGAAAACTTGAAAAAACGAGGAGATATCAAATGAACAGAAAACTGATCTATATGCATCTCGATCAAGCGACTGAAGTTACGAAACCAAAGTTCAAGCTATCTAGCTTCTTTACTGGTCTTTTGGTACTAATGACAATAACCTTTGTCGTTAGTATCGTGGTGCATTAAATACCATTATTTTGTTATAGTAATCACCGTTTTGGTGGTCTATACTATATTATAACTTAAACGTGCAAGAAAGGAAGAAATTCATGGCACACCAAATAGAAACTATGGCTTGGGCTGGCGACGTTCCGTGGCATGGCTTGGGTATCGAGGTTACTGCTGATCTGACACCAGCTCAGATGATGAAAGCTGCTGAGCTTGATTGGACAGTATCTAAGCGTCCTGCTTATACTCTTGATGAGTCGGCATGGCATGAGGGTGTTGGCGTTATGACAGCCGACGGTCACCATTTCATTACTCGCGATAGCGATAATAGGATCCTTTCGCATTGTGGCGACGATTACGTTCCTATCCAAAACGATCAGATCTTCGACTTCTTCAAGAAGTTTACCGAAGCTGGTCATATGACTATGGAGACTGCAGGTTCGTTGCGTAATGGTTCTGAGATCTGGGGTCTAGCTAAGATCGCTGCAGACTTTGAGCTTGCTGGTGGTGATGAGGTTAAAGGTTACTTACTCATTAACCAGCCCCACGTTGCTGGTAAGGCTATGGTCATCAAGTTTACTCCTATCAGGGTTGTGTGTAATAATACATTGACCGTCGCCTTAAAAGATGGCGGTACAGCGTTCCGTATGCCTCATATTCGTGAGTTCGATATGGATGTTCGTACTGCCGCAGAGGAGGCTCTTGGGTTATCTAAGGTTAGGCAGCAGGAGTTCAAAGAGCAGGCAGAGTTCCTCGCTTCTAAGTCTTCTAAGACAGAGGCTATCATGGACTATATCGCTGAGTTGTACCAGCCACAGTTACTTATCGAAAAAGGTAAGGCGTCAGCCAAGGATGACTTCGTCATGCAGGAGAAGTTTAATAAGACTTCAGAGATGGTTCTTGATTCTATCGACCAGTCTCCAGGAGCTACCCTCAAAGCTGCCAAAGGTACATGGTGGGGTGTTCTAAACGGTGTGACCTATATCGAGGATCATAAGCGACGTGAGACCAATGGGGGTAACGCCCTTCATAGCGCATGGTTTGGTGCAGGGGCTAACCGAAAAGCTAAGGCTCTTTCAAAAGCTATCGAGTACGCCTCAGCTGCATAAGAAACGAGGCCGACCAGAAGGTGGCCTCCAACATGCCCCAAGGTTCGCTGCTGACCTTGGGGTTATCTCTTTAGTGATTATTTTGTTTATTTTGGGACTACTATTGATTACTTTGTTATACTATAATATATGTACAGTTAATAAAGAAAGGTAGAAAGATGATTTACATTTATGCACAGCGCGAGGCGTGTCAAGACCGTTTAGTTGCTACACTTGATGAGCTTGACCAAGTTGTACCCTTCCTTAATTTGGTAGACCAGTATGGTTATTGGCCAGAGGGTTACGAAGCTATTATCTTTGCTTATCCAGTTGTGTATCACTTTACCGATACTCTTGTAGTGCTGGGTAGTTTCGATAGCCGCTCTTCGTTCTTGGTCGATAAGATGCCTGAGGTTTTCGATACACCTACTCCGTCATATGGTCCAGCCAGCGACGCACAAGAATGGTGGGGGTAGTTATGAAAATAGGAAACGAAGATATCCCTCAGTTCGAGCATCTTGTTCGAGAGGATGGAGGCATTTCGCAATTCGATCTTAATCGCACTATCCTTATCGAGTGTGAAGAAATGATCTCATATTTAGCATACTATCAAGCTGGGTATGTTGTTGTTACTGTTATACCATTAAACCTTAATTACGAGCCACATCCATCTTGTATGAAAGATGCATTAACAGTGAGCTTTACCCAATTCCAATTACAAGAAGACCCAGATCTTTGGCGTAAATGGATCGTAGAACATTTCGAAAAATACAATAGAGACACAGCACCTTGGGAAGATGTCATGCATATCGAAGACGGCTGGGTTCGTTACTAAAACTTGGGGGCTTTTGCCCCCAATGTTATTTCCTACAGGTTTGAGTGTCTGAGTGACTAAAAGCTAGATCATAATCTCATAATCTCATAATGTTTGCTGTAATGCTCTTCTACCTTGGATCTTGGACTATGAGATTTATAATAGTATAAATCATAGGGTTGTCAAATGTCATAGAAACGATAAGACGTCGCGGCAAAAGTTTCTTATACATACACTGTATAAACCTACACAGAACAACATTGGATAGTTGTTGCGCTTGGTAAGAGAAACTATTATGTTTACTTTGTTAAGCATAAATGGAGAAGATCTTGGCAAAGCCCCCAGTTTCTTTGGACACCTTAGAACACACACCAGTCGAACCGTCAGAGTGCGGATTATATTGGGTCACGCCCGACGGTAAGAGACTAAGACCATTGACGCCAGCACACAAAAAGTTCTGCCAGTTGTATGTACAAGGAGCGTCAGGAGCCGAAGCTGCTCGTAGGGCAGGATTTACCAAACATAAATTTGGAGCAAAAGTCCAAGGGTCTGCCTTGCTTCGTAAGAATCCTCTTATCGCAAATCATATAATAGAATTGATACAAGTCGAGCGAGAACGTGCAGCTGTGTCGATGGACTCGCATCTTACAGAACTTTCCCATCTTCGCGACGAGGCTAAGATAACTGGCCAAATCAGTGCAGCTATTTCGGCTGAGGTCTCGAGAGGCCGAGTCGCTGGGCTATATATCGAGAAGAAGGAAGTAACTGTATCAAAGGTTGAAACAATGTCGGACGAAGAGCTTGCTTCAAAGTTAAAGCAACTGCTTGACGGAGACAACATGAAAGTAGTGAACGATGTATCGTACAGAGAAGAAGCTGTATCAGGCTCTGAAGAAGAACTTGCCCAAGGTCCATTGGCAGAGGATCGAGACGGGAGCGTTGCAGCAGGGAGTACCTGACGTCAATGCTTGTTATGGTGGTCGTGAGTTTTGGCTTGAACTTAAGTGTACATTAAACGACCGAGTATCACTATCCCCGTTCCAATGTTCTTGGCACATGCGCCGTGCATCAGCTGGGGGTGCTTCATGGATCCTGGTTTCATCACCTAAAGCCCTGACACTACATCGTGGGGTTGATGCCCTACGGTTAATGGACCATGGTGTTTCATCATCTACTGCTTCATCATACAATGCCCCTATTGACTGGCCTCAGTTTTTGGCTGATGTTTGTTTGACTGACCGACTGATTGATTGATTGATTGTCTGATTGATTGACTCGTGGCATATCTCGGCTTTGACTAGCATGATTATTTTGTTTATTTTGTACGTTATTTTGACTTTACATTGCTGCTTTACTATACTATATTAAGAGCATGGTTAGGGCGGGGTGTCCTACCAATTAGAAAGCAGAAAGGAGGCCATCATGGCCAAAGCAGCAAAGAAGACCGCCACTTCTCCAAAGGCGACTAAGTCACCAGCTCCAAAGAAGACAGCTTTAACTGTTGTCGATCCTGTCGGTAACTCTGGTATTCCTAGACCTGCACCAAAAGGTTTCAATGGTCGCAAGGTCACCCTCTTGACTAAGGAAATACCTAATCGCAAGATCGCTGGTCAGGCGATGATTATCCTGAATACTCTTGAAGCATTGGGCGGTACTGCTACGCAAGGCGAGATCGTTGATGCACTAGTGGATAATGGTCTTAAGACTGTCCAGGCTCCCAAGCGTATCTATGACTTCTATCGCAAGCTGTTGACTGAAGAAGAATATATCAAACTTGACTAATCTCCCTTGGGCGGCTGGCATCTGCTGGTCGCCCTTTCATCATCCTCTGTTCCTGAGTGACTGACTGACTACCCTTCATCATCATAAGCAGCACGCATATTGATTGATTGACTTCTTTCCTTTGATTTTATCAAAGGTATTGATTGATTGTCTGATTGATTGACTCGCGTAAGGGAGCTGATAACTTTGTTTATTTTGTACGTTATTTTGACTTTAAATTGCTGCTTTACTATACTATAGTATAAAGGTAGTTAGTTATAGAAAGGAAGAAAGTTATGGAAGCTGTTAGCGTTGAAAATGGTCGGTTGTCTCTAGTCTCATTACCTGAGTATGGTGACGTGGGTTGCGATGGCTTTGATTATCTGTCCCATCATAAGTATGGTCTTCTTTCTCTAGACCCTATCCACGCTCGATCTATTCGTTGGATGGATGGTGAGTCTTATCATGTTCCTAGGGAAGTCTCTCTCCTGTTTCAAGAAGCTGTGGAAAATGAGACAGGTGTCGCTGGCGGTCGCGATAAAGCTGACCTTATGATGGAAATGATTGGTTGGCGTCATGCCCAGCAGTTGGGGTCATGATCATGGAAGAGTGGAAGATTGTCGTGCTACTCATCTTCGTGTGGTTTGCAGTCGTTGGCTTCTGGTCGTGCGTATGCGTTGAGATGGAGAGGGAAAGGAGGAGGGACTCTTCATCATCATAAGAAAGCAGCAGCGTGGGTACAAGTTCGCTCACGCTCTCTTTTTGCGCGGGGGCGTTGATTGACTGACTGTCTGACTGGCGTTGTTTCGCTCTTACTATAGTATAGTTATCAACTATCAGCTGATAATAAATAAAGTATGAGCAGGGGGTTTACTATAGTAAGAAAATCGCTATAATTAATCGTGTTGAGACGGCGCGGTTGTCGTCTCCGGATTTGATTGGAGATTTGAATATGTCTAAGATTTCTAAGCCTTCTACTTCTGCCACTGTAACTCCTACTGTCGACGCCACTTCTATTGCGCGTTGCGGTATCCCTGCCCCGACTGCTAACGGTCGCGGTAATATTAAGTTGTCTTTGGCTCCGGATGCGGCTGATAAAATGGCTGCGCTTGAAAAGCCTTTGCCACCCCAAGCCCAAGCTATTCTTTATACGCTTGACCAGCTCGGTGGTACTGCTAGTCAAGCGGATTTGATTAAGGCTTTGGACGATAGCGATAGCGTGCTGTCTACTGTCCAGACGTCTACTCGTATCCTGACTTTTTATCGTAAAGGTCTCTTGGCTAAAGGCTTACTTAAAGCGGGCGTCTAGCCCACTGGCTGGGGCTTCGCGGTCCCAGCCTTACTTTTTGAGTCCCAGTCGGACACGGTCTGGCTGGGGCTTTTTCGTACCCCCACCACCCCTAAATCCGCGCACGGACTTTATATAAACAACATCGTCTTATAGCAGCCTCGAGATATGCCAAAAAATTTTACAAAAAATTTACATAAACCACTCATACTATTATTAATGGTCCAAGATCCCTAGTCAGAGATAAAAAATTAGTATATCTTTTTCCGCATATATTTTTGGAGGTATCTAATGAGCAATCCCCCTCGTCGTGCTGACATTCGTGGTCAGGATCATATATTGTCATATATCACGCCTGAGGAGGCTGATATTTTGAAGTTTTTAGGAGGGTCTGGCAGACCAGGACCAATGGGTATTCCTGCTTATGATGATATTGACGAAAGTTACGGCATCGACAGTTTTGACGATTATGGTGGCGGCGGTATGAATGAGGGTCAAGACAGTGTAACCTCTGATACTTATTCGCCTAGTGGAGGTGCCACAGGTGGTGGTGGCGGCGGCGGTCAAGATCG